CCCCATAGCTTTTCGCTATGGGGAGGCTTATTAGCCAACCCTATAGGGTCCTCGTTAGGAGATCATGTGATCTCCGCTATCGTAAGATAGCCGGTTATATGGTACTTTGTACTTATGATTGCTACTCTCTATGGGGTAAACCCGACAGGAGTAGTAATTGTGAATACTAGAGTACGGGAACAGTTAGTTCCCATCTGTTCTAATGTATCCATGACTTATGATTATGGAGCGTTAGGACCAGGCCTAACAAACCCAAGACAGGCACCATCAAGTGGCAGTGCCTTGATATCGTCACGTTCAGCGACGATGGAAGACATTGTCACACCCCGGTATCAACAGCGTCAGAAAGCTGGCGAGATTATTAATAATCCCGCTCAACGTTCTGCTGTTGAAATCGATTGTCCGATCGTACACTGGGATAACCATTATACGAATTCGGCAATCGAGATTGCTGGGGGTGGCTTCCATGACTATGGTACTATGGGGCTCGAAGCAATGTTATCAGGAACTCCACTCTTAGAGCCGCCAGATTTCGATCTGTCGGTCACTATTAGTGAAACCTGTAATGCTGCGGTAGCCGGCATAGCCCAGAGTCAGGCTCATCTATTAGAAACAGCTGCTGAGTTCGAGAAGACTGTCGAATCTTATTGGTCAATCATTCATGATTGCACCTATTTGTTTCGATTAGCCGTCGATCTCAAACATACTGTTGCGGAGCTTAAATTTCTTAGGCTTCGCTACCGGCGTCAAAAACTCGCCGTTATCAAAAGGATGATTAGGGAGTTAACAGAGAAGGGCAGACGAAAATATCTGGAGTTTCGTTACGGCATTAGACCTGTCATTTATGACATGAATAATATCGTTAACGCTCTAGCTATCCGCCCGCCTGAAAGATCCACGTCTCGTGGATTCGGATCGTTGGTACGTGAGTCGAAAGACACATACACTGATGATCTGACCTTTGTTAGTGTGCGCGTTGTCACGCAGCGGTCAGCTAGTGTCAATGCAACAGTCCGAGCAGGAGTGTTGTTTGACATACCTAGCTGCTTAACTCGTGAAATCCATAACTTTGGACTAGACGATCTACCAGAAACCCTTTGGGAACTGGTACCGTTTTCGTTCATCGTTGATTGGTTTTACAACGTTGGAAACGTAATAGCCGCATGTACACCTGAAATTGGTGTTCGTGAACTAGCACGTTTTCACACGATCTGGTATGAAATTACCCAGATCCAAAGTGCTGAAGCACAGCCAAAGCCAGACTACGGAAGTGCACCTGGAAAGGTGCACAACGTAAGTGGCCGAGGTACATACACTCGTCGCGAGATCTTTTGGTCCCGCACCCCTGTATGTTTCGCCAGTATTCCTGGCGGCACGAGTAAAGTTAAACTTAACTCGTTAAAGATAGCTGACCTTGTTGCTATCTTCAGACCTTTCAGGTCTTAGGATTGTAAGCTCAAGGTGATCAGTTGTCTTTCTTATGTAAACCTAGAAAGGAATACACATGCAAGCAGACTCATTGACCCTAGCGGTCGATACACTGAATAACGGAACAACCTCAAATCAGACCTTCACTGCGATATCGCGTGAGACCAACAAATCGACTTACAGTCGATCTGATGCTTCTTCCGCGAACCGCCGTGATCTAGCCTTTTTGAGGAAGTTCCCTACTCGGTCCGGTAACTTCTTGGGAGCCACGAAAGTGACTTTCAAGTTCACTGACACGTACTCTGTGCAGGGTGTCGATTCGAATCCTCTCTCAACCTTATTGGTTGGAGAAGTTTCGTTCTCGATTCCTGTTGGAGTAGCGGCAGCGGACGCCAAGGAGTTCCGCCAGCGGCTTCTCGCCGTGCTTGATAACGATACAGTCATGGACAAATTGATGAACCGAGCGGAGGTCTAATGACCACGCTCGAGAAGACTCTATTAGTCTTAATGACTTTAGAAGCCCTTATTCGTCATCTGTCTAAGGGTGTACGTAAGTTGAATAACATGAATAGGGGTAAATCCTCTAGACATGGCAACAAAACGTAGACCTATTAACAACTGTATAAAAAGAAGTCGAATATGAAAAATATATCGGCTCGTTATCGGACTAAGAAGAAAATTCCTAGTCCAAGGCTCTCGGTGGAGTTTCCACTTGAGCTTCATAAGATCCTCGTTGAGGATCTTTATCATGCTGACCTCTTAGGAAGATGGTCCAGTTATAAATGGAGTTATAGTGATATAACTACATTCATTTCTGAATGCCAGGCCCTAACGGAACAGTGTATTACTAGCGAAGAAGGCATTCCAGTAATTGGAAGTGCTTATCTTCTGGGGTCAATAGTTAGGAAGTTTCCTTTTCCAAGTATCGGTAACGATATTCGGAGGAACAGGGCCTTGGATGCTTTTAAAGAAGCTGAAAAGTCCTGTTCACAGTTCAATCGCCGTCTTTGGCATCGTTTAGATGACAAAGATGGACAAAAATTCTTGACTTTATGTCGAGAGTTTATTGAGCGAACTATTGGAAATGTTCTCCCGTTGTGGGAGACCCTAACCAGTGATGCAAGGCATGGCCCTGGTGCGTCCATTGGTAATAGTGGTGGCAAATCTAACATATTATCCAAATATGTTAATTGGCCTTACACTGTTACAATCGATGCATTTGACTATGCTCGGTTACTTGTTATGTCGGATCAGCGGTGGTTTGGATCTCTTGAAGATTCATACCGTCGCCGGTTTGGTATACCAATGTGGAGCATTCTAAATTGGGATGCCTTCTGGCATTCCGTATTTAAAATAGTTCCTGGTAATCGGGTAACAACTGTACCAAAAGACTGTCTTAAAGACAGGACAATCGCAATTGAACCTACCATAAATGTTATGCTACAATTAGGAGTTGATGGCGTTTTTCGTCGTCGACTTCGAAATTGGGGCATAAATCTTGATGATCAAAGTAAGAATTGTAGACTCTCCCGTTCTGGGAGTATCTCCAACTTACTTGCGACTATCGATCTCTCGTCTGCATCTGACACTGTCTCGTTGAGACTTTGTAAGTTGCTGTTACCTGAGAAGTGGTATCGTTACTTGTGTGCCATTAGATCCCCAAAAGGGACTTTGCCCGGAGGTAAAGTTTTGCGTTATAGCAAAATTTCATCAATGGGTAATGGTTACACGTTTGCGTTGGAATCTCTCATCTTTGCTTCAATAGTATACGCAAGTGCGCATACTGTCGGAGAAAGGTGGGATGTAAATCGTTTCGCCATTTATGGCGACGATTTAATCATGCCACAACACGTTTGTGTTGTGTGCATGGAATTCCTAAGGTTATTGGGTTTTATACCCAATGATCAAAAGTCATACCTCAACGGTCCCTTTCGGGAAAGTTGTGGTACTGATTGGTACAAAGGTCATCACATTAGACCTGTATATCTCAAAGAAGAACCAAAAACAGTTTGCGACCTTTATGCTTTGCATAATAGGTTGCAATACTGGGCTTGGGATGTTCTTGGGGATATTCATATCATTCAGAGAACTTTGGATTTTATAAAGGCCCGACTTCCTGTCGGTTACCTATTATATGGTCCTTATTCTATGGATGATATGTCTAGTTATCTACATTCAACTAATATAAACAATCACCGTAAGGTGGTGTTTAGACCGAGACGTTTTCGAACTAAGGAATACCTCTTTTTGAGGCTTCTTAATTCGTTGCGTCCTCAGCCTAAACGTTTATATTACCCAACTATCTCTGTATCTGAGCGAATGCTAAGATATAAAGCATGGTTGCGTAGGTTGCGTGTTTATAACGATGACGTACTTGTTTCTTCACTTCAAGTGAGAACAGGTAGTGTGTACGATATAACCTATCGTAAG